CGCTTCAGGATGTCGTGCATCACGCGCCAGAGGTAACACTTGTGCTCCTGCGCCCAGACCCAGCCAGTGCGCTTGGAGGCGAAGAGATAGGAGCTTTGCGCCCCCTTCTGGGCAATGTCGAGGCGCTGTTTAAGCACCTGTTGAAGGGGCTGCTGAATGGTGCAAAGCGTGAATTCGATCACATCCATCAGCCCATCGGGCGAGGCGTGGGCGTGGCGAGCGATTGCAATTGCGTCACGGTCATACATAGTTCAAATCTCCTTGGATTGTGGCAGGCTCATCAGTGGGGCCATGCCAGAGCCCCAGACGGTGCCCGCTAGGGGAACCGTTTCGCCAGTGGAAGGTTCAGCGCAAAACCGGATGGACGTAAAGCATGTCTATCATCGTATATGCAGCATCGACCACGAGACCGCTTTCCTCGATACGCTCGACAAGCCCGCGCAGCTTGGCGGCGTCATCCCCGGTAACATCGACGGTGACCGCGACATCCCCGGTAACATCGACGGTGACCGCGTCATGGTGGCGATGCACCAGCAGGTGCCGGGCGCATATCTCGATGACGCTCAAACTATAGCGTTCGGAGCGGTAAACAGCGATCAAGTTGTGGGCGGGTTCACGGCGCTCGATAGCCATGCTCAAGCCTCCTCGCCAGAGACCAGCGAGACCACTTCGGTGGCCCCGAAATAGGCCCACGTCTTGCCCAGTGGGCCAGCGCCGGGGCGACCATCCACCAGCTCGGCGGTGCGGGATGACCGCTTGCGCCAGTCGTTCCCATTGAGGTGGAAAAGCTGGCCAACGCGGATTTCGTGGAAGTAGCGCATGGGAAAATCTCCATTGTTCGGCAGTCTCATCAGCGGTGCCATGCCAAGGCCCCGGACGGTCCCCGCGAAGGGAACCGTTTCGACAGTGGAAGGGTCAGGCCGCAACAGTGGCTTGAGCGGCGTTGATAGCGGCGACCGAGAAGTGACGGCCTTTCATTTCGATCTCGGAGCAATGCACCCAGTTCGTTTCGATTTCGAAGAATTGCGCGGCGCTGGCGATCTCTTGGCACATGACGTCATAGGCCATATCCGCCTTATGCAGCTCGCAAGTCAGCTCGAGCTCAAAGCAATGCTCTTGTGCGAGGCGACCGCTAAACGATTGTTTCTTTTCGTCGCCGTCTTCGCACCACCACCCTGTTTTGGTGGTCGTGGTGCAACCGCCAGAGACACGCGAGGCGGCGGCAATGATATTGGCTTCGAAGTGCTCGTTTTGCGAGGGATAGCCGATCTGGAAAGTGAACTTGACTTGGTTACGCATGGGGAAAGGTTCCTCTGGTGGAATGGTTAAGACGTGGTTTCGCCCTGCCATGGGCTCATCAGTGACGCGGCGTCAGCGTCAGACCATATCACCCCCGGACTTATTGGAGCCGGTTAGATAGCACCGTCGTCAGTGCCATGTCGAAGGTATCGCTAGGTCAGGCCCCTAGTGGCCGAAAGAGCTTGATCGTCCGACTTGGCGCTGGGCGATGTGTCGCCGTGACCGCTGCCGTTCGATGATTTGGAATATGCCGATTGCGTAACAGTTCCGCAAGTGGAAATTTTAGGTTTAGGCGAAAAAAACTGATAAACCGTTGGAAAAAAACAAATCTTTTTTACTCTGCTGGCCTATCCTGCCCCTCGGGTGGCCCCTATCCTGCCCCTCGGGTGGCCCCTATCCTGCCCCTCGGGTGGCCGCTATCCTGCCCCTCGGGTGGCCGCTATCCTGCCCCTCGGGTGGCCGCTAGGGTGCCCATCTGGTGGCCGCTATCCTGCCCCTCGGGTGGCCGCTATCCTGCCCCTCGGGTGGCCGCTATCCTGCCCCTCTAGTGGCCCCTATCCTGCCCATCTGGTGGCCGCTAGGGTGCCCATCTGGTGGCCGCTAGGGTGCCCATCTGGTGGCCGCTAGGGTGCCCCTCGGGTGGCCGCTAGGGTGCCCATCTGGTGCATGAGGAGGACGCGAAAAAGGCAGGGAGCATATAGCCGCCTGCCTGTGTTTGGGTTTTGCTGATGGGTGGTTGGGGACTTAGCGCCCCCACTTCTCCACCAGAGAGGCAGGTGCGGGCTCACCCCAGTCCCGCTCCCATTGGCGCATCTTGTCTGCCACACGGTCTTTTTTCATCTTGTCTAGCAGGGCGTCATAGGCGGCGTTTGTTTCCTGCCTAACCTCAATAAGCTCATCCATCTTATCCAGCACCTTTTCGGAAAGAACTGCATCTTGTTTTTTCAGGGAGGGAAGGCGGAAATAAGCGACAATGGTACGGAACATGATAGTTTCCTCTGGTTTGTTGTTTCGATGTCCCCTTATTCCACAGCCGGAACAGTTTTGCAAGAGGGATTTTTAAAAAAGTTGAGAAAGGGTGTGAGAAGGTGCATGTTATGTTGTAACACCACCGCGAAAAGACTGATGCACCCCACCGCGTCAGAGAGAGTGTTATATTGTAACACCCTGCCCGCATGGCATATCGGTGCCCCTATCTGGCCCCCTATCGTGCCCCATATGGTGCCCCAAGGGATACCCAATCACCTCCTGCCCTAACAAAATCAATAGGTTAGCCGCTGCGGTGACGTGAAGTGGTGACGCGGGTAGCGCGCGTGAGCAATAAACCGCGCCTGCGCGCGCGCGTGTGCGTGTGTAGGGGCCCCCCCACCGGGGGAATCGCGCGGCCTCTATGGTGATCTCTGCTACACGAATTTTTGCAACAAAATATTCCGGGCCCCTGAGGTGGGGCGGGAAGACCCCAGAGAGCCTCAGAGCCCCGCTATGGGGCCCCTTCAGTGGTCTTTACGGGCACATACTTGGCCCCGCAGGTTGGGCACTCTACGGGCTTCCCAGAGGGCTTGAGAGGGGTCAGGCAGAAGTTGCAGTTCTTGGTCATGTGAGGGTGGCCTTGATGGTCTGGTAGTCCCCGAGGTGGTTCCCTTCGCGGCCGAACACTTGGGGCACCGTGGAGAACCCAGCGGCCCTTAGCAGTTCCCGCTTGGGGCCCTGAGGGTGGAGGTGGTGGAAGGTGAAGGAGAGGCCATGCTCGATCAGCAAAGCCTTGAGGTTGTCACATGCGGGGCACCCTGAGGGGTAACCGTACACATGCAGCTCAGAGGGGTCTGTCATGGGCACCTGAGAGGGTATGGGAGGAGGGATGGAGGAGGAGGGAGGCACCATCAGGTAAAACCTCGCAGGCACCTAAGGGGTCTATAGGTGGTCTAGAGGTGAACCTGAGGGGGCACCTAAAGGGTATGTGGGGGTGGTGTGAACAGAAGAGGACATCTCTATCTCCTCTCTCACACCACCCTCATATAACCTTTATATGTAACCTTCCTTCCAGCTCGTCCTACTGTGTGGGTTAATTGAGCTGTCCAAGGTGGGTTAATTGACTAAGTGATTGAAAACATTCAATCCTTGTCCAGAGCCCCCGGAGGGGCCCTGAAATGGTCAGATGAAGCGGGCTCGGCGCTTCTTGCGGGGGCCAAAGACGTTCTTGGCGAAGTCCTTGAGCTCAGCCTTCAGCAGCTTGTCTTGGTGCTTCTGGAACGCCTTGTTGGTGTCCTGTGCCATCTGCTCGACCCAGTACGCCACAGCGATGGCCAGAGCGTCCAGACGGTCGTCGTGCTGGAGCGCGCCGCGTTCGCGGGTGATGCGGGTGAGCTGGTAGAACAGGCTGTACCGAGGGTCGCTCGCGCTCTCGTAGTCGCGGTTGATGAGGTCCAGATCGACCACCAGACGGTGCTGCATGAGCACAGGTTCCAGAGTGTCAATGATGCGGAGCTCTTTCTGCTTCGAGTGGCGAACCTCTTCGATGGTACAGGGGTAGCCGATCTTCGTCAGGTGTGGCTGGAGCAGCTTTGCGAACATCCCGCCACCGAAGTTCTCCTCGATCATGATGAGCTTGACGTTGTTGCGCTGGGCAGTACGCGCCAGCTTCTCCAGAACCTCGTCGTCATAGCCGCCTTGGATACCACCAGCATCCGTGAGGAAGAGCTGGCCCATCAGGTGCTTGACCACGGCGAAGGAGGTTTCGTCCTTACCGCGCCCGGAAGGGTCGATGGACATGACGGAGCCGCTATACTCGGACATCTGCTCGGAGATGAACATGGGCCGGTAGAAGCGGTCGCCGGTCAGGCCGGGAGTGTGGACACCATCGACAACGCGGTCTGGCTCCCTGCCCCACACGAGCTTGGTCGGGGCCATCGTTCGGTCCATCGCCATGACCATGAGGTCTTGCAGCTTCAGGGGGAAGCGGAAGGAGTCACTGTCGGCGGTGTTCAGCATGAACTGGAGGGCGAAACCGGCAGCGCCATAGGACTGCTCACGGCCCTGTAGGTCCTCCTCAGTGAACCGCTTGGGGTCCACGGGGGTTCCAGCTGGGTTCCCGCGCTCGATCATCCGTATGATGAACGGAGCAAGCGTCCCGTTGTAGTCGTCGGTGTTACCGGGCACACGGGCGGTCCATACGCGGATGGTATAGCCACGCTCAGGGAGAACCTTATACATCGACATGAAGGTCTGAGGGGTGCCCAGGTAGGTGACCTTGGTGTGATTGCCTGTCTTCAGGATAGCGTCGAACTCGCGGACAGCCTCAGACAGCTTCTCACGCGCACCTTCAGTGGCCGAGTTTGCCAAGCTCTCAACGTCATCCGCGAGGATTTCGTCAGCACGAGAACCAGCAAGCTGGCCGAAGATGCCCACGGATTTGACCGAGGGGTCCTTCGAGAGCTTCGCGGGCCCGACATCGAACTTGTCGTTCGCGTCCCGCTGGTCCTTACCGGGCTTCAGGTGCTGGAGAATAGGCATCCCGTGGATGAGCTGCTTCACGAACTTCGAGAAGTCATCCGCGTAGGGCTTGGTCGCAGAGACGACCATGATCTTCCAGTCGGGGTTACAGAACAGACGCCATGCCACGAAGGCACCATAAATCCACGTCTTGCCTACCCCACGGTAAGCCATAATCATCTTCCGGCGGGGGCCGTGCTGCATCCAGTAGGCGATGTCATATTGGACAGCGGTGGGCTCAGGGAGCCCAAGGTGCTGCCAGACGAGAAATAGGAACTTCCTAAAATCTTTACGCAGCTCGTCGTTGAGAACGTTGTAGGGAACCTGCTTGCTCATCAGGCACCTACCGGGAAGTAGGAGAGGATGCAGGCGATGTCGGGGGTTGTCAGGGGGAGCCGATCAAGGATGGAGCCGAGCTCGACCGGGCCCAGATCGCCAACGAGGGCTTTGGAAACGACAGAGGATACTGTGGGGCTCGACAGCCCGCAGCTCCCCAGAATGGCATCAGCCAATTGGGATGGGGTCATCATGGGAATGTTCCTTGTGTGGAAGGGTCAGGGCGCGGCGTAGCGGCCCCAGAATGGGGTGAGTTGAGGTCCCGGCGGGGGTAACCTACCGGGAACCGTTACGTGCTTGAGAGAGGCCCTAGTTGGGTCGTTGAGGCAGCTCGCCCTCTTCGTCCTCAAAGGTCGGGAGGGAGCTCACAAGGCCCGCTAGGGGGCTCTCAGGGGCCAGCTCAGCCGTGATGTCGTTGTCCTTGAGGAACTTGATCGCGGTGGCGAAGTAGGCCGCAGAGGCCGGAGCGCGCATCACCTCGCCCGTGTCGGGGTCGATGATGGGCTCACCTTCCTTGTTGATGAGGGGGACGCCTTTGCTGATGATGTCGGTCAACTGCTTAGCGGTGAGGTTGTGGAGCTCTTCGAGCGCCAGCATCTTTGCTTTTGCCATTAGAGAAGTCCCAGTTTCTTTGCGATGATGGTGATGCCGGTGGGCACGAGGACACCCAGCCCGGCGGTGAGGACGCCCACGCGGACCTTGAAGTTCTCCAGCTTGCCCAGACGCTCGGCGTGTTCGTCGATCTTCTGTTCAATACCGGCTTCGATGTCGTCCATCCGGCGAGAGGTGGTGCGTCGTTCCTCGACGAGCCACTTCAGGTCACCTCGGATTTCCCCGAGCATGAGCCAGAGGGCGTCGGGATTGTTCTTATTGGTCATGTCATTCTCAGAATTTTGCTTTGATCTTGAAACCGTATCTGCCCTTCAGAGGGTTGCCCTTGGGCCGAATGGTCCACTTAGGCTGTACGATCTTGGGGTTTTTGATGGTGAGGGTCTTGGAGTACCGGGCAGAGATTTTCCGCCCGGCAGCAGTGCGTGAGTTACGGGCCGAGTTAGACCTCCCATACGGTTACGCACACCCAACCAGCATCGGTCTGGGCAGCGTTACCGTGGTTCTGGGTGTAAACCCGAAAGCCTGTGGTCTGAACATCGTAGATTTGAGCCACAGCCCGATTACCGAGAGCAAGCCCCCCAGACGTGGCATTGATGATGTAATTGGCATCGACACGCGCCACTGAAAAGTTGAACTGGTAGATCCCCACACCCATGTAGATGATAGAGGAGAAACCATTCTGGGAGCGAATTGTAGCACCACCCACACCGTTAATACTTGCCAGCGCTACGGGGCCTGATTGCACTTCAGGTAGAACACCCACATCCAACTTACCGCTACCATCAAGAACAGGGACGTTCCCAGCGGCAGTACCCGCAGCCTTCTGGGCGGCAGATTGAAGTTCCAGAGCAGCCCGAGCAGTAGCTTTGTCAGTCAGCCCGCTAAGGTTGTCGCTCTTTGCGAGGAACAAGGCTGGATCAAAGGTGGCGGCGGCGTTCTTGAAACCTTCAGCCTCGTTACGGTACCCCAAGGCCACGTCACGGGCAGTTTCAGCAGCACCTTTAGCGGCCTGAGCAGCGGCCTTATGGCTGTCCGCTTCGGATGCAGAGAGGGTTGCACTGGCAGCAGCCGCGATGGCCCCTGCTTCGGCAGTAACAGCGTTATCCTTAGCAGTTACTGCCGTGTTCTTGGCTGCGGTAGATACATCGCGGGCGGCGATAGAGGCGTCACGGGCAGCTTCAGAGGCAGTCCGAGCGGTGATTGCTTGGGAAAGCTGTGAGCTCATAGCCGTTTCCGCCCAAACCTTATTGACCACATCATGGTCATCGACAGGGTCTCCCACCTCCGAGAGGCGGCGGAAAGAGGCCCCAAGGGAACCATCGGCCTTCAAGGTCAGAGAGGCACCTGCAAGGTCCAACGCTTCCTGCACGATATGCAGCACCTGAAGGGCCGAGAGGTCGAGGTCGTCCTCAATCAACACCGAACCGTCCGTGAAATCCACGAGGCGTTCCCGGTCGGTCTCTCGCGAGATGACGAGGGTCTCGCCAGCCTGAGGGGCGGTGGAGACGGAGATGGCCTTGGTGCTGGTGAAGCTGAACGGAACGTCAGTCCCGTCAACACGCACCTTCACATAGTCCGTATTGAGGTAGTCGAACTGGAAGGTGAAATTCTTGGTGGAACCGTCCCCTGCATAGGAGACGATTGTGGGTTGTACCGACATGCGGAACTCCATGTATTGGGTATAGAAAAGGCCCCGCTAAGTTTCCCTAGCGAGGCCCGTTAAGTTGTTGTTTTGTGGTGCTTTACTCAGACCAGCGCGGGAGGCGTTGGCCGATCATGTGGTAGATGTTGCGGATGCCCATGGCGTTCTGGAACGGGGTGAGCGATGTCAGAGCCCGCCAGTCCTGCTGACTGAAATCGTAGTCCGACCGGGTGGCCGAAGCGACGATGCCTCGCGTACCTCGTACAGCTTTATCGAGGAGGTCCGTGGTGGGGTTCCCAAGCAGTGCGTTCGAGGCCAGCCCAGTCGTCCGCCCGTAGGCGAAGACAGGCTCATAGCCCACAGCTTGCACCATGCTATCCACAGCGCCGGGGACGATGGTGGAGAAGCCTGCCCTCTGGAAGGCCGAACGGCCCAGAGCGGACGGGTTCAACCGTTTCTGAAGATACTGCTCCTGGTCATCGCGCCCTATCGAGTTGATATAGGTCTGTGCCGTGTAGCTCAGGCCGCCGAACAGGATGGAGGTGGACCACATGACGAAGGTGTCCCAGTCCTTGTGGTGGACCCCGGTTAGGGTCTGCTTTGTCCAAGCTGCCACCATGAAGGAGCGAAACTGGATCATCGTCTTACCGAGGTCCGTGGTCATCCATTTGGACATCTGGCCGATGTCGTTCTCTTGAATGATCTTCTTGGACCAGCGGTCGATGGCGTTGATAAAGGCCGTTGCAGCCTCTTGGTCATCCCATTCGTCGATGTTCAGACGCTTCACGTTGCGCCCCAGCATCCCCTCACGGGCATCGACGTGGGTCCGCATCTGGGCGTTGATGCGCCCGGCCATCTCCTCACTCACGCCCATTGAGGCGAGCCGCGATTTGCTGAATGGTTTGGTTCCATCCATAGCCATGTTCATCCACCGCTGCACCGCTGCCCGGCCTGCCATGCGCTGGAGCGCCATGTTGACAGGGGACATGAAGGAGATGTCAGCAGTGATGTGCTTGGCAGTCTGCAGGGCGTTGTCGATCTTGCCGATACCCGCACCTTCATAGATGCCGTAGTCATCCATGCGGTTGGAGTAGGTGCGCCGCAGTCGGTCAGACCCGATACCCCAGATCACCTCCAGCTCATCCAGCAGGTCGTCCTCCATCTTCCCGTTCTTGGCTCGCTTGTAGACGTTGCGCAGCGCAGGAACGTGTTGAAGAGTTGCCCGCCAACCAGCGGAGCCCAAGATGTTGCCGAGCTCGGCCACCTGAGCAAAGCCCACTTGGTTCATAACGCGGATGAAGTTGAAGTCACGCAGCATACGCAGCGCCTCTCCGCCAGCCGTCTGCTTGGACAGGGGGATGCCCATCACGGACTTGTAGATGACATCGAGCTTATCCAGCTCAGCCTCCAGCTTCTTCGGGTTCATCTTGAACTCACCCGCAGTGTCGCGGATGTGCTGCTTGATGGTCTCGAAAGAGGGTGCGTAGAGGTCCACCTCGCCGTCCAGACGGGGAACCTTAAAGGCGCTGAGGGCTTCCTCCATGAACCCTGCCCCAGCGATCTGCCGGGTGTAGAGGGTCATGAGCCGCTCGGCGTTGTTGTCGAGGAAGTCTTCGATGCCCAGTGCGTGACTGTTGCCGTTAGCGTCGATGATGGTCTCACGGTGAGTTTCATCAAGCCGCAGGCGGCGCTTGCCTCGGGCAATCCTCCCCTCATCTCCTGAACCCTGAGCCTTACGGACAGAGCCGGTGATCGAGGCGATGGTCTCGGCAGGGATGTCGCCGCTCTCCATCAGGATTTCCTCCAGCAGGTCCGCTTGATCTTCACTGAAGACGCGCGAGAGCTGGACATCCTGATACTTCTGAGAGCGGATGGACTTGAGGTACGCCTTAGCGACCGCGTGGGCCTCGTCGTACTCGAAGCCATCAGACCCCCTCAGGATAGCTTTAGCCACCATCCGGCGGACAACCGGCTCAGAGAACTTCTCAACCATGTCATCGAGCTTTCGGTGATGGAAGACACGCATCAGATACTCGTCATTCTCAACCACCTTATCGAAACCCCGGAGGTTCTTCTCTTGGGCGAACCGTAGCAGGTCCTTTTGCATGTCCCGCATGGCGTCAGCCACTTGGTTGATGTGGGGGTCTGCGGTGTAGAACGCGCGCTGGCGGCGCACGGCCATACCCACTTCATCGAAGAAGGTTTCCCGATAGGCAGCTCGCTTCCACAGAGGGATGCCGTTCGCCTTCGCCCATTCCTTAAAGGCCGGTTCAGCCTTCCGATAGAACAAGGTCATCCGGGTCTTCATGGCGTGAGCCACGTTCTCGGATGCAGAGCGCGTCAGGACAGAGCCATCAGCGTTGCCCACACCGTCCTCGGCAAGGGCACCTGCGAGGCGTCGAACGATGGGGTGCTCAGATTGCTTGAGGGTGCCCACCATGTCGACGCGAGCGCGCCCCAGAGCGGAGCGGGGTGCACCTTCAGACTGGAGGAGCTGGCGCTCAGCGGCGGTGAGGGCTTGCTCAGTCGCACCTTCAACGCGGGCAGCGCCGAGGGATTGAGCGGAGCCTGCCTGCATGGCGAACTCGCCGCCCTGCTGAACCTCACGCTGGAGGCCACGGGCGACCTGTTCCAGTTCAAGGTCCATCTTGGTGGGTACGAAGGCTCCGAGAGCGCCCCCTACGGCCAGCCCCGTGGCCCCTGCGAGGAGAACATCACCTGCCCCACGGGTTGGGTCCTGAGAAGCGATGTAGCCCTCCACGGCGGCGTTGGCGGCCCCTGCGGAGGCACCAGCACGGAGCGCCCGCCCAGCGCGCGTCACCTTGGCACCGAAGATGATAGGAGCTGCCATACCTTCGGTCAGGAGGGAGGCACCGATGGCGACAGGGTCAAACACCGCTGCGCCGATCTGCATGGCAGTGCCCCAGCCGCCTAGAGAGGCCAGCTTCTGGTCCGTCTCCACCATCTCATCGGCCCGCTCGCGCAGGGCACGGGCGTGTGCTTCAGAGACAGCATCCTCGAACATGGAATGGTAAGCCTCAGGGAGACCTTCAGTCACCTCTTTCCACAGCTCTTCGTTGAACCGGAAGTTCTCGTCAGGCTTGAAGTCCTCGCCTCCCATCTGGGCCAGTGCCCATGAGCCAGCCCATTCAGACTTGATGGCCTCTCCCAGCCCCTCCAACATGCTGATCTTCTCGCCATCGTTCGCAGCGGCGTTGATCTCACGGTCAGAGAGGTAGCTGGGGGTTGGGTTTGCGTGAGGCACCACGAGCCCCTGAGGGAGGCCGGAAGGTGCTGCTGAGGTGGTCGAGGGGGTGAACTCGCCGCCGAACAGAGCGATGGCCTTGCGGCGGTGGCCGCTCATCTGGTTCTCTACCTTGTCACGGACGGTGCCGGGAGCGCCGCCGTTGTTGGCATCGGAGCGGTTGTACCGCCCCACGCCGCCCGCGTTGATCGCGGAGTAGATGTCGAGGAGACCCATGCCGGGCTGGACCCCGGTGTCGCGGAGGTATTTCACCACGGCACCTTCAGGGCCCAGTTGGGAGCCGATGGGGTCATCCCAGTTGACGCCATACTTCTGCGCCTGCGGCTCACCGAATTGGATGAGACCGCGATGTTGCCCCCACTGCGTGGTGGGCCCGGCCTTCCGAGGGTCGAAAGTACCGGCGGTTTCGTAGGAGATTGCCGTGGCAAGGTCCACGGGGTCAACGCCAAGGGCCTCAGCCGATTGACGGATGCCTTCACGGAGGTCCATGAAAGTATTCCTTCTGCATGTGGGGGTTAATCACGGTCAGCTCATCCGCCTCGGCGGTCGATGCTGAAGTAGGGGAAGCCACCATCCGGGTAGATTTCCTTACCGAACTGCTCCTGCAAGCGGCGGTACTGCGCGCTGTTGCTCGGGGTGTTCAGAAGGTTCACGCGGTGGCGGCGTGGAAGATCGAAGAAGTCCGATTTGTACCTCTTGAACTCCAGTTGCTCGTCCAGTTTCTCGTTGGCTTGTTGACGCGCAAGCTCAGCCTCAGCCGCTTTCGCTTCACCATAACGGGTTTGGATTTCGGTGATGTTGAAGGCACCGCCATTCACCCATTCCTCGTGCGGGAGGAGGGTGTCTTTGTAGGCGATGACCCATGTTTGCTCCCCATTCAGGGAGGGTATGAGGGTGAGATCATCAGCGTCCGCACCGTGCTTGGTTGCGAACTCGTCGATCATCACCTCACTCATGTCCCCAAACTCTGGGGGCACCAGCTTGTTGCGGGTGTTCACGGCAGCGCCGTTGATGACCGTATGACTTTCCTCGAACGTGCGCGTGGCCTGTTCAACAGCCCGGCTCGGTGGGAGGCCAGCATCGACGAGGATGCGGGCGGATTTCTCGATGGTCTGCGCCACGTAGCCGCCATTCGCCACTTCAGTCTCCCCGAAGCCGAGGAAACCACCGGAGCTCTGGACACGACGCAGTTCGTTATTGAACGTGTCCCGGTCGAGCTGTGTGGATAGCCCCGTTCGGGAAGCGTTACGGTCAATCCGAGAGGCAGTCAGAAGGGCTGTTTGCGGGTCCATCCCGCCGCGCTCAAGGGCTTCTGCGTCCTGATAGAGGCGCAGAGCCTTGCTGTCCTTCACATGTCGTGCCCGGAGGTTCGGGTATTCGGACAGGTTCTTCCAAGTGCCATAGGCGGCCAGCGCCGGTTGAGGCAGCTCGATCTCACCCTCAGGGCCCGCTTTGGTCAACGCTTGGCCCAGCGAGAGGTAGCCATCGGTGAGGGCGTTCTCCCACACCTCGAAGTTGGTGCCTA